CTGACCAGGGTGTCGCCGATCTTGACCTCGGACACCTCGCACGGGCCGTAGTGGATGCCCAGGACGCCGTACATCCAAACGTCGTCGCCCTGGCTCTGGGTGAAGGTCTTGGCCGCCAGATCCGGCGCGGTCACCACCTCGCCGAGGGCCAGCGGCATCGGCCCCCACTGGCGATACTGGTTCGACGCGCTCTGCAGGGCATAGCGGTCATTGGCCTTGGCCGGCCCGCCGCCGGGGCCGTAAAGGGCGCCTATCAGGGCCTGCCCGGCCAGCCCCACGGCGCCCGCCAGGGCCGTTCGGACCAGCAGCTTGTCGAAAAAGCCCGCCGGCGTCGCTGCACCGCCGCCGACCCATGCCGAAACAGCGATCACCGCCACCGTCAGCAGGATTTGGCCGATGTCCTTGCGGCCCCCGCCGCCGCCCATCGGCTCCACCACGACGTTGACCACCTGATCGGCCGTCAGAACGTGGTCTAACGCCGTCTGACGATCCAGACGCGCGCCGGCGACATAGATCTCGGTGCGACTCAACGCCTCGATCGGCAGCCCCGAACGGACCGCCTCGACCAGCATGGCGCGCACGGTCAGACCCTCGACCACCGTCAGGTCGAAGGCGCCGCGGCCGAAAGCCTCGGGCGTCACGACGATGGGCAGCGAGCCGTCAGCCACGGGCGCCTCCTTTTCTCAAGTTGTCGGTGATGGGGCGCACGTCGTGCGCTCGGCGGCGCGAGGTCAAAAGGCGAAGCCCTTTGACCTCAGGCGGATCAGTAACTTCGGCGTCGGATCGGGAGATCCCGCAGGCCGAGGTGCAACCGTTAGGAAACTTCGATTTCCGTGACGAAAGAAGGCACGAACGCCCCCTTCAGTCCGTACCGGCCGCCCGGTTCGTCAAGGTCGAGCAGCGCCGTCTGCATCGGCGTATCGGCGTGCAGGACCAGCCGGGGCGTCAACATATAACCGACGTGGCCTGCGCGCCCCATCCAGGTCAGCAAGGCGACCACGCCGGCCTGCGGCTCGATCGGACGCCACCGGGCCAAACCTTCGGCCAGCAATCGGGACCGTTCGCGCGTGCCGGCCGGACAGACGACGCTTGCCTCATAGAGGCTCAGATAGTCGGGAACCTCGACCTCGCTGAACGTCCTCAGGCACCACCGCGCCAGGCCCCGGCAATCCCAACCCTCCGGCGTGTCTCCCTTCGCTAGGAAGGGCGCCCCGACAAGCGGCGCTGCCCGCGCGACCAGGTCGCGCGGCACTGTCATCCGCATCAGAACATCCCCGGCGTCGTCGCCGGCGTGTAGTTGACGGCGCAGGCCGGTTCCATGTTGAAGTCGCGCGGCCTTATGACCGCCGTCGCCTTGGTCCGGTCGCCGTCCGTCGAGGCGATGCGCGCATCCATCAACGCCCGTTCGATCACGCTGGGATCGGCTACGCGCACCACGGACAGGTCGATCGAAGGCGGCTCCTCGGCCGCGTCGGCAGCCGCTTCGATCCTCTGATCCACATTGGCGATGATCAGCCGCCCCTCGCCGAAGGGACTGTCCTCGCTGGACCCTGCCCAGCTCAGCTGGAACGGATAGTGGACATAGTCGACGCCGTTCGACGACAACCCGCCGGGCCAGTCTGTCACATTCAGGGGCTCGTCCAGCCCGTCGCTGCGGATTGTCACCAGCTGGGCGACGGCTTCGGGCTCGCCCCGGAACGCCGCCTCAACCATCGCCTCGGTCACCTCGGTCATCAGGCCGTCTCCAACCAAAGAGCGAAATCCATGACATGCAGCCCGCCCCGCGTTTCGCTCAGGCGCGGGGCGCCATCGGCCGCCCAGCTGGCGATGCACAAACGCTCGCTGCCGGGCTCCACCATCCAAAAGCTCCGCGCCGACGCATGGAACGCCTCAAACATCGCCCTCTGGACGACGTCGCAGCGGATCTGCCCTGACAGCTTCCGTGCGGCGTCAGCGGTGATCGGCCGCGACATCGGCCGCCCGGGCCCAGCGTCGAACTCGATCAGGCCTGGCTTGGGCTCGAAACTCGCCCCGGTCCCGATCTCTCGCAGCGCGCCCGGCCAGGACGGCCGCTGGAGATCGACGTTCGCGTGCGACCCCGGCGACCATAGCAGCGGATGAGATAGGCCCTGCGGCGCCTCTGCGATCAGAGGCTTCAGAAGCGCGATTTCCGTCGTCTGCCCGGAGGCCGACGCCTGGCCGCCGGCCTCGATCGCCGCGCTGACGGCGGCTGCGGGCCGCTCTATCCGCGCCCAGGCGCGATAATAGGTGTCCAACAGTCCGGCGCGCGCGACGCCCCAGTTGGCCAGAACCGGCCGCCGGACGTTCAGGTCATGCGCCATCAGCAGCTCGCCATCCACGTCGAAGAAGACCAGGCGCGCGAACGGCGGGACGGCCGCCCCTGCCGCGAACGCCGCCACAGCCAATGTGACTTCAACGACCGAGACGGCGGCCACATTAGCCCGAGCGGACGAGGCTGACGTGATCGCAAACCTCTGGTCCGCCCCGCTGGATGAGCCTGTAGCCCGCAGGACGCCGCGTCCAGGCGCGCCGCGCGTATTCTCATCCTTCGCCAGAGCCATCCCGGCCGTGGCGATCCAGCCGCTGACCCCGTCCAGGGCGCCGGCATTGGTCAGTCGATTGATCATTGCGGCTCCTGCACGCCAAAAGCTTCAGCGACGCCGAGGCTGCGGGGTCGCCCTTCGGGCGCGTTCCAGACTTCCATCCCGCCCGGCCTTGGCCAGTTGGCTCTTGAACACAGGCTCCAGCTCAAGCTCGAGCCCGCCGCCCGGCGAATGAGACAGGCGGCCGGTCAGCGGTTCAGAGCCGTAGTTCTTGATCGTCAGTCCGCCCAGGCTCACGTTCATGGCGCCGCCGCCGGCGGCCGCCTGCAGGGCCCGGTTATGCTCCAGCACGCGCGAGCCGCGCGGCAGGTTCAGCAGCTCGGGCCCGCGCTCCCCGACCCACTTCCAGCCGCCGGGCGAGAAGTCTGTGCCGGCCGCGTGACCTTCGCCGCCCGAAAACAGCGCGCCCAGGGCGCCGGACATCCCGCCCCCGCCGCCGAACATAGCTTTCAGCGCCCCGCCCCAGTCCAGGCCGGCGAGCATGTCCGCCAGCTTGTCGGCCCACTTGTCCGTGGCGCGCTCAAGCTGCCCGGCCAGGGCGTCGCCGATGCCGCCGCTGCGGATGTCCGACAGCATGTCGCGCATCCACGCCCGGCGCGCGCCTAGGGCGGTCGCGTCCAGCTCTTCCTTGATCTCCTGCTCGGCCTGTTTTTGGCCCTCGCCGTAGTTGAGCTTGTTGCGCCCCTCGATCTCCCGGGCCCGGCGCTGCACGCGATCATCGACGCTCAACCGCCGATACGCTTCTTCGTCCCCCGACAATCGCGCCAGGTTCAGCCGATGCTCCGTCTTCGCGTCAGCGATCGCCCGCTTCAGCGCGACAGAGCGAGCCTCGACCAGCCGGTTTCGCTCAGCTTCAGCCAGATTAGTGGCGGTGGCCAGATCGTACCCGGCTTGGCCGTACTTCAGGATGCGCTCTTCATGATCGATGCGCTTGCGCTGGTTCTCCAGCGACCGCTCTTCGCCCAGCAGCCGCATGACCTGCGCCTCGGCCTCCCGCTGCAGCTTCAGCCCCTCTTCGTCCCGCTGCATCGCCATGGCGTCCTGCAGGCGCTTTTCCTCCTGCGTGGCGCGGTTTCTGGCCTCGGCCGCCCCGACGCTGTCATCCTCCAGCTGCCGGATGCGCGCCCGCACCCGCGCCTCAGACTCCAGCGCTCGCACGCGATCCAGATCATTGGTCGCCTTGGCTTCCTGCAGCGAGAGGTTGGACTGGACATCCTCCTCCCGTCGCGTCCGCTGCAGCAGTTCACGGGCCTGACGCTCGGCCTCCCGCCGCGCGCGATCCGCGTCCCGCGCCGCCCTGTCCCGATCCTTCTTGCCGGCGTCCTGGCGATCCTTAGCCTCTTGCGCCGCCTGATTGGCGGCCGCCGCCCGTTGTTGGTTTTCGCGCTGCGCCTCGTCATATCCGCGCTCGAAACGCAGATCGTCCAACTGGTTCTGCAGGCGCCCCCGAACGCCCGGTAGCAGGAACGGTCGATTCTCAACCGCGTCTTCCAACTTGGCGATCCGCTCGTCGCGGATCACCTGCAGCCATTCCCCTAGCTTGGTCCAATAGTTGGACATGCTTCGGGTGGCGACGTCCCAGAAGCTGGTCAGTTCATCGACCTTGTCGGCATGGCCGCTCATGGCGCCGGTCAGCGCCTCCATCAGAGCCTTCTGCGCCGCCGTCCGGTCGCCCAGCTTGATCAGACTGTCGATGTGTTCCAGGGTCTTCTGATCCAGAAGCCCAAACTGGCGCGTCATGTCGCGCGCCGCCTTGTCCGGCTCAGACATGGCTTTGGCGAGCATCTCGGTCGCAGCTTTGGCGTCGACGCCCATGAACGCGGCGAAATCCTTGGTGACGGCGACCAGGCCGCTCATCACCTCGCCGCCGATCTTGCCGGTTGAGACATAGGCTATCGCCATGTCCCGCGCAGACTTGATCGAAATATCACCCGCCTCGGCGCCCGCCTCGGCGGCGGCCTTCAGTTCAGCGGCGGACATCTGGGCGGTCCGGCCCAAGCCTGTTGCGGCCATATCGAGCGCCGATGACGCCTTCTCGGCCTGAGCCCACGCCACGGCCATGGCGCCGGTCGCCCCTGCGAGAAGCCCGGCAGTCCCGACCAGCATCGTCAACGGCCCCGTCAACTTGATGGCCGAGGTCGACCAGGCGTCCAGGATCTGCGGCCCCTGCTGGATCGCGATCATGGCCGGGTTCATCCCCATGGCGGCCGTGGTGAACACGTCCGCCCCCTGACGCGTCAGGTTCAGGCGCGACGCCATGACGTTGCGGCTCAACCCCTTGCCCTGCCGCTCCAGCGCCGCCGTCGTCTCGTTGAAGCGCTGTCGGGCCAGGGTCTGCGCCTGCGCCATCTGCTCGGTCGAGATCTTCCCGCGCTTGGCCAGCGCGTCGTACTCGGCCAGTTCCTGATTGAGCTTCTGCTGCGCCGCCCACAGCGGGTTCAGCGTCTCCAGCAGTACGCGCGCGCGCCGGTCATAGGCCTCCTCGGCGGCCATGAAGGTGCGCGCCGCCGTCGCAGCGCGGGCGTTCGTTCCACCGCTGACGCCCGTGGTCTGGTCGATGCGGGCCTGCATCGCTGTATTCGCGTGGGCCGCGGCATTGGCTACCTCCCGCAGGCGCTCGACCTCGCGCATAGCGGCCGCGGCGGCCTTGTCTGAACCTGCCGCGGCCCTTTCGTTCATGCGCACCAGCGCGCGTTCAGCGCCCTCCGCCTCGCGGATCACGTCCCTGCCGCCCTCGGGCTTCAGGCGAATGGCGACTTGTTTGACGCTCATATCAACGACTCCCGTGCGTGACGATCAGGCCCGCCGTCTTCGCCCCCGCCTGATCGGCGATCGCGTCGAGATCCATGCGTTTCTGAGTGGTGACCTGCGGAACCAGAATGAAAACCACGATGGTCTGGCCGGCCGGGCCGTAAAGCCTCGAGCCCCGCCCCCTGGACTGATAGGGCTTGGCCACACGCCCCGCGCCCAGCATGGCCTGGTCGGCGACAAGGAAGGCGCGGCGGCCGCTCTTCTTGCCGCCCTCATAGACGAAGCGAAGTTTCATGCCCGTACGGCGCTCAAAGCCGCCGGGCGTGATCCGCTCGCGCGCGCCGCGCTTGTTGACCGTAGCGCCCATGCCGTTGGCCCCGCGCTTCAGGCCGAAATTGCCGGCGGCCTCCGTCGGGATCGCCAGCCAACGCCCGCCTCGGGCGCGGATGACGGTCGCCTTCAGGGCCGTCTCGATGATGCCGGCCGCCGAGCCGCGGACGGCGACAAAGCCGGCGGCGTCGACGCTATCCTGTCCCTGCGGATAGACCTTCCCGCGCCAGGCCTTCGGCAACCGGTTGCCCTTGAACGCCCGTTCCGTCGCGCCGCGCACCAGCCCCTTCAGGGCTTCCGTCCCCTCGCGGATGCTGGCGGTGATGTCCCGGGCCAGCTCCTTTTCGATCTCGGCGGCCAGGCCCTTCGCCTCGATGCTGACCCGCGTCCTCATGCGTCATCCTCCCGCCGCAGGCCCTTGACGATCTGCCCTTCGACCAGGGGCAGCGCTTCGGACATCAGCAGCCGCGTCGCCGCGTCCATCGGCCCGCCCAGCTGGGCGAAGGCCACGACCGCGGCGTAATCCAGCGCGAAGGCCCCGAACCCGCTTGACCTCAGCTGGCCGGCGCAGGCGTCGAAGACGCCCCAGACCCGGCGCCCCTGCGCGGTTTGCGGCGCGTGTTTGTCAAAGGGACAGGGCTCGCCGTCGCCGCCGCAGTATTGGCCTCGACAGCTGTCCCGGCAGTAGGATCCGCCTCCCTCTCCGAACTGCCACTCGGCGAGGGAGACGATCCGTTTTTTTCCGACGCCAGCGCGTAAAGCTCTCGCGCAT